TGCAGGACGCCCGCACGGCGTGGTATGCGTCGGAGGCAGTGCCGGCGAAGTACAAGCGGCTGCTCGATGCCGGGGAGGAACAGGACAATGCCGGCTGACGTACTCCCCGGTTTTCACTGGTCTGCGCCGACGGCACGCTATCGCAGCACGGCGACGGGCCGCTTTGTGGCGCGGCGGGACATCCTGGGCTTACTCGACAACCAGGTCAACAGCGCCAGTCAGCGACTGGGCGACCTGACCACGGCGCTGCATGAGGGGCGCATTGCGCCGGGACCGTGGGCCGACCAGATGCAGAGTGAATTGCGCCGGCTGCACAGCCAGAACCGGGCGCTGGCGGCCGGCGGGTGGGACCGCATGACGCCGCGTGACTGGGGGGCCGTGGGCGGGCGGCTGCGCGACGACTACGCCCGTGTGCAGCGGTTGGCAACCGAGATTCAACAGGGCACGGTGTCATTGCCGCAGGCGTTGAACCGCGTCAATGGCTATGTGGGTAACGCCCGCGTGCAATTCTGGAACGCCGAGCGGGAGCGCCGGCAGGCAGCGTCGGGGCAGGCGGTAATCGAGTTGCGCACCCTGGGCATTGCGGAACACTGCCAGGATTGTGTGGACTATCACGACCGTGGCTGGTGTGCGGAGGGGCAACTGCCGCCGCCCGGCGTGGATAGCGATTGCCAAACGCACTGCCGCTGCACGATGACGCACAGGCAGGTTCCGGTGGGCGAGTTGGGCGACTGGCTGGGGACGCGACGTAGGTAGGGGGGCAACGGTGGATCAGGGCGGGCAGGCAGGGGCAAACGGGGCGACGGTGACGCAAGTCAAAGGCCGGCGACAACTGGCATGGGAGAAGTTCATGCTCAGGATGTTGTCGCTTGAGCCGGGGATGTACACAATCTCGCTGGCCATCGATGACAAAGAGGGCTTCTTGGTGGGCAGCATCGAGAACCGGGGCAAGGTCGAGCGGTGGGGCTGAGTTGTCCGCAATGGCTTGACATTGTGACGGCTTTGCTGTAGGCTTACAGACAGTTGAATATGCGGGCCGGGAAACCGGCTGACGCGATGTGAAACGCAGATACACAGGCGCACTCCTTTCGAGGGGTGCGCCTTTTTTGTTGCTTTGGGCGATGCATCTATGACCGAAAACGTGTTCATGTTCCGTTCGCTGCCCCTGCGGGCGATGCCCGTGCTGAGCGTTGACCGCGAACGTCACATCATCTACGGCGTGTCGGCTGCGCAGGCGGTCGAGGCGTTGGGCCACGGCATGGTGCTGGACGGCAAAACCATTGCGCAGGTGGTCGAGCACGGCAATGCCACCCGCAACGGCGTGAAGTCCAGGTTCGCGCACCCCGGACTGTCGAGCGACGGCATGGGCAAGCATTTGGGCCGGCTGCGCAACTTCCGCCAAGAGGGCGACAAGGCCCTGGCCGACCTCCACATTGCCGACAGTGCGTTCAAATCCCCCAGCGGCGACCTGGGCACGTACATCATGGACATGGCCGAGGACGACCCGGACATGTTCGGCATGTCAATGGTGGTCAAGGGCGAACGGTTCTGGACGCTCGCCGACGGCACGGAGATCGAGGCGGTTGACCCCGAGGGCAACGCTCGCAAGCGGCCCGAAAACGCCACGACTCAGCACCCCGTGCTGCGCGTCAAGCAGCTTATGGCGGTGGATGCGGTAGACGAGCCGGCAGCCAACCGTGACGGCCTGTTTGCCGCCCGCCATTTGTGGGCAACCAACGGGCTGGCGCAAGAGGCGTTTGCCGACATTGACGAGTACCTGGACGGCGCAGGTGTGACGCCGCGGAAAGCGTTTCAGTTCGCGCTGGCCTATTTCACGGCGCGGGGAGTAGACGTAAAGGAGTTCACGAAGATGGAAGAAGAGAAGCAAGAGGAACAGCAGCAGGAACCCGCGCCCGAGCAGCCCGCAGCGGAGCCGGCCACCGAGCCGGCCGAGCCCGGCGCAGGCATCGGGGCTGAACTAGCGGCGCTCAAGGCGCAGATCGCAGCGATGCAGGCCGAACTGGCGGCGAAGGGCGAGCGGGAATCCGAACTCGCCGCCGCGCTAGGGCAGGCTGACGAGCGGCTGGCCGAAATGGAGCGCACCGCCATGCGCGGCCGGTTCGCCGAGCTATCCGCCGGCTGGTACGGCGAGACAGCCAAGCACGTGGCCATGCTCGAAAAGCTGGCGGCGTTGGACGGCGAGGCCGGCGAGTCGTTCCAGTTCTACGCGCAGACGCAGGCGGCGCTGGCTGAGCAGTTGCGGGCGTCGGCGCTGTTTGGCGAGAAGGGCACCGACAAGCCGGGCACGTTCGCCAGTGCCACCGAGCAGGTGGCAGCGATGGCGGCGGCCCGGTCGAAGGAGCAGGGCATCGGGTTGGGCGAGGCGATGAAGCAGGTCTTTGGCGAACAGCCGGGCCTCTATGAGCAGTATGTGGCCGAAGCTGCGGCCAAGGGGAGGGGGTAGCATGGCAACACAGAGCAGTGCGGTGATGGACCACACGTTCAAGGCCGCGGCTGACCAGTCAGCCAAGCAGTTTTACTTTGTCGAGTACAGCGCCGTTGACACCGTGGCGGTGTGCGATGCGGCTGCCGACCGGGCCATCGGCGTGCTGATGAACAAGCCGGCTGCGGCCGGCCGGGCGGCTGACGTGCGCATCCTGGGCATTGCGCCGGTGGTGTCGGACGGGTCCGGCACGGCCATCGCGGCCGGCGACTACGTTGGCCCTAGCGCCGCCGGCAAGGCGGTGAAGAAGGCCACCGCCGACCACAGCGTGGCCGGCATGGCGCTGGATGCGTCCAGCGCGGACGGGACGGTTATCCGCGTGCTGCTGTTCCTCGGTGCGTTCTTCCGCACGGCCGGCGGCTGATAGGAGACATGGGACATGAAATATACAGCGCAGGACGTGCATGTCGATCAACTGCTGACCAACGTCAGCATCGGGTACACCAACCCCGGCTACATTGCCGACCAAGTGTTTCCCATCGTGCCGGTGGACAAGCAGAGCGACAAATATTTGGTCTACGATAAGTCGCACTGGTTCCGCAACGAAGCGCGCATCCGTGCGCCCGGCACCCGCTCGGAGCGCGGCGGCTGGTCCTACAGCACCGCCGCCTATTTCTGCGACCGCTTCAGCTACGGGCATGAGATTTACGACGAAGAGCGCAGCAACGCCGACAACAATTTCCAGTTGGACAGCGACGGCGCGTTGTTCGCCACCGACAAGATTCTCATGCAGCGCGAAGTGGCGTTCGCCGCCAACTTCTTCAAGACCAGCGTGTGGGGCACCGACAAGACCGGGGCCAGCGACTTCACCCGTTGGAGCGACTACGCCAACAGCACGCCCCTGGTGGACGTGGCGGCCTGGATGGACGTTATCGAGGGCAGCATCGGCCGCGAGCCGAACCGCCTGGTCATGGGCAAGCAGGTTTGGACCCAGTTGAAATGGCACCCCGACCTGATTGACACCATCAAATACACCCAGCGCGCGCAGATGAGCACCGACCTGGCCGCGGCCTTGTTCGAGGTGGAGCGCATCCTGATCGGCCGGGCCATCTACACCACGTCGCCCGAGGGCACGGCGGAAGCTTCGGTCAGCTACAGCCGCATCTGGGGCAAGCACGCGCTGCTGACCTACGTGCCCGCCACCCCGTCACTGCGCACGCCGGCCGCCGGCTACACGTTCACCTGGCAGCGTGTGCCTAACTCGCTGGTCTACGTCAAGCGCATGCGCGACGAAGAGCGCGAGGCGGACATCATCGAGGCCAACGCCTACTACGCCCACAAGGTCACGGGCGCGAGTGCTGGCGTGTTTGCCTCGACCGCGGTGGCGTAGGCGGGGGCAGCGATGACGGCTAAGGCTTGGGCCAAGCGGCCCTTCGACTACAACGGACAGAGCCTGGACCGCGGCCAGGTGTTCACGCTGGCCGGCGCACGCAACGACGAGAAGTTGCTGCGCTTGGGCTACGTGGACGCCTGGGATGGCAAGGCGAAGGACCTGCACGAATGCGCCGCCTGTGGGGCGCAGTTCGTGGGCGGCAATGAGCGCCAGGGGCACTACGAGAAGCGCCACCTGCGCGTGTTGACGCCGGCAGAGGAAGACGCCCGCGTCGAGCGGGAGGAACGTTTCCTTGCCGAAGTTGCCCCGCTGCGCATGGAGATGACGGAGGCGAGCCAGTAATGGACAAGTTTCGCGGAGTAGCCAACTTCAAGGTGTTGCGCATTAATGGTGTAAGCATCCCAGGCGCACAGGCGACGAAGATCGCCGATGCGTCGGCGGCGCACACCGTCAACGGCACCTTCAGCAACACTGAGGTCAAGGCGGCGCTGGATGCGTTGGGCACGAAGATCAACGCCATCATCGATGCGCTGGAAGGCTTCGGCGTGTCGGCGGCCAGCTAGGCGGGATAGGCGGCGATGGTCACAGGGATAGACGTGGATCGGGTGCGGTTGCTGTGCGGTGATCCTGCCGGCGAAGCCCAAATGCTCGATGACGGGGCAATCTATTTCTTCCTCGGCGAGCACGGCGGCGACAAATACGCCGCTGCCGCTGCCGCTGCGGATGCCATCGCCGCCCGCTACGCCGGCCGTGTTGATACGCGGGTGGGCATTCTGTCGTCATCCGACAGCCAGCTATCAGCGCAGTTTCGGGCTACGGCGGTGGAACTGCGCCGGCAGGCGGGGGCGAAGGCGCAGACGGCGGCCGTGCCGTTTGCAGGGGCTATGCCCGGCGCAGCGACGTTCACGCGGACGCTGCACGACGAAATACCGGGCGACGTAGGCGGCGACGATGATTGACGTGCAGGCCGGCGACGTGTTGGTGCATGGCGGCGCAGAGTACCCCATCAAGGCGTGCGAGCCGTGGCCGTGGCCCTTGGGCGCGCGGGCCGGTGTGCCGTTCTTGACTGCCACAGTCAGCACCAAGCGCAGCCCCGGTATGGTAGGGGGCAAGCGCGGCGAGCCGGCGGCTCATCTGGCCGGCCTGCGCTGCACGGCGCTGTATCCGGCGACGGCTGACATCCTGCAACGTGAGGACCTGCGCACGCCGCACACGCTGCTGCAAGCCTACCTGGACGGCGGCGATACGGTGTATGCGCTGGTAGTCGAGGACCTCAAACGATGACCACGCCTGTGACCGTGCAGGGTGTTACCCTGCGAGCGACCGTGCAGGGGCAGCGTGAGGCTGTCGAGGCGGTCAACCGCATCGAACGCCAGATCGCCGGCGCTGCACCTGGTCTATCGCAGGCCGTGGGCCGTGCCGCTGAGCGGGTCATGCGTTACGCCCGCGAGATTTCGCACATCGATACGGGCGAGTTGCAGGGCAGCCACCGGGCAACCTACGAGGGCAGCAAGCGGGCGACGGTGTACGTCGATCCATCGGTGGTCAACATCAAGGGCAAACGGCCCGGCATCTATGCGTCTCATGAGCACGCCCGTGGCGGTACACATGCGTTCTACGCTCGCACCGTGGCTGAACAGGGCACGGCAATCCTGACCGAAGCCGGCGACACGCTGAGGGCGAGCCTGCCATGAGCGCACCACGTGAGAACGCCCGCAAACATCTAGCGGTCATCCTGGGCGATGCGTTGGTAGGCAGCGGCAAGCCGGCGGCGGCGGTGTACGCCTACCAGGTGGGCGACTTCAAGGGCGCAACGCCCGTGGTGGTCGTCACCTCTGGCCCTATGCAGCGCCGGCTGGACAGTATGGGCGGCTGTTGGCGCAAGGCGTTTCAACTATTGGTGTACGTGTTCGTCGCCTACGCCGATGGGGCTGGCTGGACGGAGGCAATGGCGGAAGATGCACTGGACGCCATCGAAGAGGGCATAGCCGGCGTGGTGCTCGCCAACCTGCGCACCGATGCGTGGGTATCGCTGGCCTACGCCGACACGCCCACCCAGCCGGACGCAGTGGTGATCGGCGGGGTCGAGTACCGGCGCGAACTGATTACGTTGGAGGTTGAAACCTATGGCTAGAAAAGATACGGTCGTCACGCTGCCGGTGCGCTACC